GTGTGGGGCTGGATTGCAGCAGCCGTGGCTGCAATCGCGACGGCTGTTGGCGTTTTGGCCGCGCGGTCTGCATCGGCAAAGAGAAAGGCCACGGAGGCCTACGATGAAGCCGTTAAGAAACAGGAAGAGTTCAATAAGGCAGTGGCCGACAAGGTGGCCGACCAAATCACAATATATAACAAGCTAAGCCGCGAGTACAAGGCACTGGGTGGAAATTTGAACGCGCAAAAAAAGTTCATCAAGGACAACCAAGACGCATTCCACGGGTTAGGCGTGCAAATTAGCAACGTCAATGACGCCAACAACTACCTGATAACCAAATCCAAGGATGTTGTGGCTGCATTGATGGCGCAAGCACGTGCAGCTGCAGCATTCGATATGGCTAAGCAAAAACAGAAAGAACTCATCGAGTTACAAAATAACCCCATCAAACCGAGGGAGGTGTCACACAAGACCGTAGGTTACTCGTCGGGCTCTATAACAGGCGTTAACGCATATATTACGAACAAATCTGACGAGCAGTACAAGAAAGATAAGGAGCGTGCGCGAAAGGAGGCTGAAAAAGAGCGCAAGGACGCGATTGCGGCCAAACAAAAGGAGATTGCCGACCTCATCAAGATTGAGGAAGAATCCAACAAGTCCTACGTGGAAAGTATGAAGAAGACCAACGTCAAGGCTTATAACGGCAATGGGGGCAAGAATGGTAAGGATGAAAAGTTCGACAAGGAAAAGTCTTTGGCGCAGACAAAGGCGGCTAACGATGAATGGGTGGCAGCCGTGAAGAAATACGAGCGTGAAGCAGCCGACAAGGTCAACGAACACGCATTGTCCGTCCGTGAGGATGGGTTAGAGAAAGAATTGGCACAGATAAATGCCGATACCGAAAAGAAAAAGCAAGCGTGGGAAGACCAACTGCGACAACTGGCCGAGGTGCGGATGAAATCCATGAAAGATATATATATGGCACGCAAGGGGGCTAGCGAGAGTGGTTGGGCGAAATCGAAAGACGGCAAGAAAACGGCCGAAGACCACATGAATGACTTGTTGGAGGACAAGAATATAAGTGCAGAGTATTATCGTGTGCAGAACAACATTGTCGAGCAAGGAGAAAAGCAATTGGCAGAGGCTCGCCAAAAGTATGCCGACGCTATGGTGGAGCAATACGGCACGACCGCACAGAAGTTGGAGAAATTGCAGCGCGAGTGGGAGAAGAAGATGGCGGACGTGCCGCCCGAATATGCAGAGAACGCATCTAGACAAATGAAAGAGGCGTTGACCAAGCTGGCATCGGAGGATTTTAAGAAATCCATCAATTGGGAGGGCGTGTTCGGTAATCTATCCGAACAGGCCTTGCCCGTGCTTGACCGTACCCTTGGCAAGGTAAGGCAGTATTTTGAGCAGAACAAGGATGCAATGTCCGTTCAAGAGATAAAGGACTACCAAGAATCTATCGTTAAGATGGAAACGGAGATTGCTAGCCGTAACCCATTCGCCGCATTGCACAAGTCAATCAAAGACATGGCGACAGCCAAAGATGAGCTTATCGCAGCATATGCAGAGACAGAGACCGCGGAACAACGTTTGAATGCCGCAAGGGCGGAGAGAAACGCCGCAGAAGAAGCCTATAATGAACTCTTGACGCGCATTGACAACGGTGAGGTCATGCGTAATAGCGAGGAGCAAATAGAGGCACAGGAGAGGCTGAATAAGGCTAAGGAGGAATTTGGAAAGGCCACAGATGCGGCTAACAACGCCGAACAACGTTATGCACGCGCACAGAACCAAGCCACGACATCCTATAAAAGACTCGCAAATAGCCTTGTTTCCGTCGGCGGCGTGATACAATCTGTGGGCGGTAGGGCAAAAGGCCTCGCATCGGTCTTCTCCGTTGATGTCGCGCGCGGCATAGATAAGGCATTGGGGTTCATGGACGAGATGATAGGCGCATCCAAAGATGTCATTTCAGCGATAGGTGACGTTGGCAAGAGCGTGGCTGGTGGCATCGGAGCGGCCGTTGAGGCTTCCGCATCGGGTGCAACAGCCGCCGCGGCGACGGGTGCAACGGCGATTTCTACCATCGAAAAGGCGTCCGTTATCCTAGCCGTCATTTCCGCCGCCCTGCAAGTGGCCACGGCAATTGCCAATCTCTTCAACAGTGACGACGACAAGCAAAAGGAAATAGAGACCTTACAGAAACGCATCGACCAGCTACAATGGGAGTTGGACAACAAGGAGGCCGTACGGTTGCGCGACGCGTACGGGGACGGATTGAAAAAGGTGCGACAATTGTATGCCGAGGCCACGCAAGAGATTATCCTCATGCACGAGGCATCTGAACAGTACGGCAATAGTTGGAGTGCATGGCTTCGGCGTCTCTCTTACGAGGGGGAGATATATGCCAAGACAGTTGAGAAACTGGCCGACACGTACGCCAACATGGCTTACACGGCTGATAAGGCACTCGGTTCGCGCAGATATGAGGAGAGCCGCAAACAGCTAGAGAACCTTGCCGAGCAACAACTGTTGATACAGAAACAGATTAGTGAGGAGGAGAGCAAGAAATCAAGCGATGATGGAAAGATACAGGAGTGGAACAACAAGATAACCGAAAATATAGCCAAAATGGCCACCCTGATTAACGACATGCTCGAAGATATTATCGGATCTTCGGCCGAAGACCTAGCGTCGGAACTTGGTAACGCGTTCTTCGAGGCCGCCAAGGCTGGCGAGGATGCGATGGAGGGCTGGCATAAGAAAGTTAACGAGATTGTGGCCGACATCATGAAGCGCATCCTCATCAAGCAATATCTTGAGCCTGAAATTGGCCGCGTATTCAACAATTACAAGGATAAGTTATTCCCCAAAGGGGATGGCCGTAATGCCTTAGAAACGATGAAGTCATCCATCGCAGATTTTACCCGTGAACTGAATAACATCGGGGCTGGTTTCAAACCGACATTCGACGCTTTGGGCGAGAGCATGAAACAACTATTTGTGCCCGAAGACCCGAAACGCGAGGGCGCACAAAAGGGCATCGCCACGGCCTCACAGGAGAGTGTGGATGAATTGAACGGACGCGCGACGGCCATACAAGGGCACACGTTCAACATCAGCGAGCAGACAAGACAGCTGGCCACCACGGCCAACCTCATATTGCAGAGTGTGGTAAACATAGAAAGTGAGACAACGGGCTTTGGAACGCGCCTCGAACGCATGGAGGGCGACCTCCGCGGAGTTAAGGAGACGATAGACGACATCGCCCTTAGGGGTATCAAGATACAATAGCGTATGGAAGAGAAAGATATATTACACGAAGTGTATCGGCAGGGCGTTGCCCTTGGCGCATGCGGCAGTTTCACCGAGGCCATGAGCATAAGGCAGATTGTAGATATGCTCTTCACGCCGCAGGGTGTGGAGTTCTGCATCAAGCGCGGTTTCCCGACATTGGAAATGTTCAGGAGGTTGGGTGCGGTTGAGGACACGAAACCACTTGGTGTGTACATCGATTGCGGGGACATCACATTGGAAGACCCACAGCGTGCATTCCTTGTCGGAAATACACGTGCGCGGATAACATACACGGAAACGCAGCGTAATGGACTGTACATGATGCATGGGGCAAAGGCCACGGTGATTGCAGGCGGATATTCCGTAACGTGTATAGAGTGCGATAAGCGTTCACGGGTTCATGTGGAGAAATCGGGTAATGCCGTAATGTTATAGGAGATGAAAGGCAGGCTATATATAGACGGGAGGGACGCGTATGCCGAGTTCGGCGTGTATGTCATACAGGGCGGTTGGAACGAACTAATCGCCTATCCGCCATTGAAGCCTGTGGAGAGCAACGATTGGCAGGAGGAGGATGGTATAGAGGCCGACCTTTCCTCCCCCGTACTGAATACGCGTGAGGTATCTCTCCGCATTGCGTTCGGCGGCCTTGACAACCGCCTTTTGGAACTCTTGGAACTTCTCTCCAACGGGGCATACCACATGTTCGATTGCCGACACATCGGCCGTATGTATAAACTCCGCTTGGTTTCAATGCCCAACCTCACCATTGCCGAACGTATCGGTACGGTAACGCTCAAGTTGGCCGACGACTTCCCACTAGACAATTACGTCTACAATGCACCAAGTTGTGCGGTTGCGCCAAACGCCGACTACACTCTTGACGGCCGTAAGTTCACGGATTACGGCGTACGTGTCTTGCAAGGTGCTTTGGAAGAGGTAGTAAAGACACCATCCGTCAAGGATAACTTGTTGCGTAATATCAACACACAGCAGGGCGCATGGTACGATGGCAAGGCCGTGGTTTACAAGGCCAAGGATATAAAAATCTCGTGCCTCATGCGCGCGACAACGTTAACTGAACTTTGGCGCAATTACGATGCCCTACTATACGACCTTATAAGGCCGTCGGAGCGCGTGCTTGGTGTTGAGGAGCTTGGGGCTGAATACCCGTTCCATTACAAGAGTTGCCAAGTAGTGGAGTTCTATCCTATGGATAAGATTTGGTTAAAGTTCACACTAACCATCACCGTTACGCGAAACTTCCGCGTGCAACCAAACGCAACGCTATTAGCAAACGAAGAGGGTATATTTATCTGTACGGAAGACGGAGAGATCGTTATTGAAATAAAGATTAAATAAAGTTTACAGATATGAGGAAGATTAAACTATCAGAATTGCCCATATATAAATCGTTGAAAGGGCTATACACGCTTGGAACGGATGACAACAACCGCTCCGTGCGCGTATCGTTGGAGTTCATCGAAGAAATGGTAACTAAGGCACGCACGTCCATACAATCAGCCATAGACGAGGCAAAGAAAATAAAGAAAGGTGACCCTGGTGAAAAAGGTGATACAGGTTGGCTTAAATTAGTCAATCATGGCACAGCCGACACTACGTTTACCCTTACTCCCAATGCCATGCACGTGTGGGGAGAGGTAGCGCAACTATCACTAACATTAGGAACACCAATGCCAAATGTGGTGAACGAATATGCTTTTGAATTTCAATCGCCTGCAACTCCGACAAATCTATCACTCCCTGCCACGCTGAAGTGGTGCAATAGTGATAAGTGGTACAATGGCGATGTTACGCCAGTCCGCGCAAACAAACGCTACCAAGCTAGTATAGTTGATAACGTTATTATCATGGTGGAGGTTGAGTGATGCACAGGCGTATAATGATGATTATAAGTAACCTCGATAGGTTATACGTTGATGGAGTGAATTACTCTGTACAGCCCAACAACGAGATATGGTACACAACCATAGATAACAATAAGGCTGATGCAGCGGCTGTGTTAACCAATTATGGTGGTGATAGTGCAACACAGATATTGGCACACGTTTTTGAAAATGGACTTTGGAAGGTAAAGGCAGACAGGCCAATACAAAGAATACCCGAAAGTTACATAAGATATGCGCCGACGATAGTGTCAATATCCTTACCAAAATTAGTGTTTCATTTAGGTGCATGGTCAATGGGCTTTATTAGAAGACCGAGAGAAAGCCAAAATCTCCGCACGATAATATTTAATGGCCAAACGCCCACATCGTTCAATAGCAGCTTTCTGCCAATGGCCGCAGGAAACATAGACATATATGTTCCTATGGGCGAGAGAAAGACTTTCATAAGCTGTGGGATTTTGGCCAAAAATACTACAAACCGAGTTCTTGAATGGGGAGAACAAGAAGTAGAAATTTCCGACCCAACCGCAAGGCAAGTGCTAAGGGAAAGGTTAGGAAGATTGTCAATAAACACTATTCGCGCAGTGGAAATTATGCCAAATGGAGACAAAAGACCTCTTGGTAACCTGTTTGCGGGTTCAACAGGGTTGAAAAGTTTTGAGGAGATAAAATATTTTACAAGCTTAAAGCGAATAGATAGAGATTTCTACAACTGCCCAAATCTTGGTGGTGTAATGATAATTCCTGCAAGTGTAATGACAGTTATTGGTGCATCATTTTTCAATACGCAACTAATTGGCATTGAGTTTCTTGCACAAAACTTTAAGTGGGGACATGGCGCAATTTGGCGATGCACAAAATTGAAGTGGGTAAAGATGCACTCCGTTGAAGTTCCACAGAAGATGACCGCTAATGACCAATATCTGTTTGATTTTGCAATTACAAACAATGAATGGAAGTTGTACGTGCCTGACGAAAGCGTTGAGAAATATCGTGCTGACCATAACTTCCAAAATCTTGGCGAGAGAATAAGACCCATGAGCGAATTTAAAGGATAAGACATGAGATACATAGACAACGAGGGCAACTTCGCCCCGAACAACATTGTGGTAGACGGCATGATGGTGATTAACCCAACAGCCGAGCAGTACGAAAAGGCAGGGTACATGCCGTATATTGAGACCATGCCATCAGAGGAGGAACTCTTAAAACAAGCCATTGAGAATAAGGTGGACGAGATTAAGGAGTACGACAAGTCGAGTGCCGTAAACTCGTTCAAGTTGAACGGTATTGATGCTTGGATAAACCGCGAAGACCGCATCGGCACGCGCAGGGCTATCGAGCTGGACAAGGCACATGGGCAGACCGAAAGCGACATTTGGCTGAACGGTTTCCTCCTGCGTGTCAATTGCGACTTGGCGTTAAAGCTCTTGGATGAGGTGGAGCATTATGCCTATCATGCCTACAACCGTACGCAGGCTCACATCCATGCAGTGCAAGGGTTGAAGTCAGTTGAGGAAGTGCATAAATACGACTACACACAGGGCTATCCCGAGAAGTTGGACTTAAAGACGATGTGATATGGCAGTGATAAGCTTAATCATTTTGGCGACATACCTAATAGCAATGGGCTTAGCGTATGGAGTGAGAGAGTATGTGAGCGATAACTACTACATCGGCAAGCATCCGTGGCTGTTCTCCGTGGTAATGGCGGTAAGCGGTGGGCTGATGTTGCCCCCGATGTTGGAAAAGGGCGGTGATGCTCCATTCTTGGCCTTGTTCGCGGTATTCGGGCTGCTGATAGTCGCCCTAGCTCCACATTACAAGGCCGACAAGATGCACGCTGTCGGGGCTTTCACTGCGCTTATCTGCGGTGTGACATGGGCAATGTCATTCCATACGCGGATAGTGGCGTGCGTGGCGATGGCGTGGTACTGCTATTGGGCTGCCAAACTGCCAAAGCCCTACTACGTGGGTGAAGTGCTGGCATTCGCTCTGATTTACGGAACACTATTAATGGGTTGAAACGATGAAGATATACGACGTTAACGACAATCTTGTGCTTGACGTAGCGGTAGACGATAGCAGCTACCGCCATAGGGCACTGAAAGGTGAGCATAACCTAGTTCTACGTTATGCGCTGGCGGAGCATGTAGAGTTGCCAGTCGGTGCATATTGTACCTATCAAGGTGAACGCTATACGCTTGAAAGCCCTGAGAGTTTCAAAATGAGACACAGCCGATATTTCGACTATACGGTTACGATGGAGAGCCATCAAGCCAAAGCCAAGATATGGAAGTTCCGCAATACCGTAGATGGGCGATTGAAGTTTCCCTTGACGGCACGGCCGAAAGAACACTTGCAGATGTTCGTCGACAACATGAACCGCAGGGATAGTGGGTGGACAATAGGCGAGTGCATTGAAGACACGGAACACCTAATTACCTACGACCATAATTACTGTTGGGACGCGCTGGGAAAGATGGCGTCCGAGTTCAATACGGAGTTCGAGATTGTCGGCTGTCGTGTATCGCTCCGAAAGGTAGAATACAACAAATCCAATCCCCTACCCCTATCTTATGGACGCGGCAATGGCTTCAAGTCAGGCATAGGCCGCAGCAGCAATGGCAGCGCGTCGCCCGTAGAGATACTCTTTGTACAGGGCGGCACGCAAAATATCGACCGCTCGAAGTACGGACACGCCGAACTGCTATTGCCAAAGGGGCAGGCTGTGGCCTATGATGGAGAGTATTTCGAGGGCGAGGCAGGTTTCAACGTCGCCAACGCGCGACGTTATGTCGTGGACCCGCAAGGGCTTTCGATACGCAGGTCTGACAAGCCTTTGGCCTCGATGTCCGAAGACAGCCTCGACTGTTCATCTATCTACCCTAAGCGTGTCGGTAAGGTTGGCGGTGTCGTGGCCGTCAACACGAATAAGAACCTGTACGACATCATCGATAACGAGATACCAGATACACTTAACTATACCGATTGTCAGATAGCGGGCGAAACGATGTCCATAATCTTTCAATCGGGAATGCTCGCAGGCCGTGAGTTCGATGTGAACTACTATCATGCGGCCAAGACCGCCAATGGCGTACGTAAGGCCGCACGTCGGTTTGAAATCGTTCCGCAAGAGATAGACGGAATTACGATGCCAAACGATACGTTCGCCCCGCGCGAGGGCGACACGTATGCCGTTTTCAAAGTCATGCTGCCACAAGCCTATGTATGCGACAATGCCACGAAGACGGGCGCAGAGTGGGACATGTTCCGCGCGGCCGTTAGGCACATGTTTGACAATGAGGAACAGAAGTTTACCTTTACGGGCGAGCTTGACGGAATTTGGGCTAAAAAAGACTGGGTGAACATCGGTGGTCGTATCGTGCTCGGCGGATATATAAGGTTCAGTGACGAACGATTTCAGCGTGAGGGCGTACTATTGCGCATTATGGGCATTAAGGACTACATCAACAAACCCCATAGCCCCATTATAGAAATTTCCAACAAGACGGCCAGCGGAGGCTTCTCTGCAGACATGAAGAAATTGCAGGGTACGGAAACTCTCATGGAGCAATACCACCGCGATGCCGTACAATATACGAAGCGGCGTTTCCGCGACGTTAAGGAGACGATGGAATTGCTTGAGCATTCGATGTTAGACGGATTTACAAATAAGGTAACTCCTATTGCCATACACACGATGCAGATGCTCGTGGGTGACGAGAGCCTGCAATTCCGATTTGTCAACAATCGCACGAACCCCACGTCCGTGTCGCCAAACATCACATATAACGGCACGAGCAAGCAGTTGTCAGTCAACGCTAGGCTGATACAGCACCTCACGCTTGGCATCAAGTACATCAGTCCCCAGCACAAGCCTATCGAATACCGATATTGGACGCTGGTGGAGTACATCAGCGCAAGACTGGACAAAGCATCGACGCCGTATTATCTTTATGTAAAAGCTGAACGCAACGGCCTCAATGCCACGTTCATATTGTCCGAGCGCGCCATACGGATGGAGGAAGACAATGACTTCTACCACTTCCTAGTTGGCGTTCTGAATAGCGAGCATGAGGGCGACCGCAGCTTCACGACACTATATGGCTATACCGAGGTTCTGCCAGGGCGCATCACAACGGACAAGATTGTAAGCGGTGATGGTAATAGTTACTTCGACATGTTAGCCGATGCGTTGAAACTTGGAGACAAGCTGCAATACAATGTTGATGGCGATGGCAAGCTGAAGATACGTGGTACCATCGTGCAGAGCCAATCGGGGGACGAAGCTCCAATCGGATGTTTCCGTGGCGATTACAATGCCGCCAATACATATTACAATGGCGATGAGGTGACGTATCTTATCGATGGTAACTATTCGACATACCGATATGTGCATAAGACACCGTCAAAAGGTCATCTGCCGACTGAATTTGAATATTGGGCGGTAATAGCCCAAGGTCAAAGGGGAAAGGACGGCAAGGGTGTAGAATACATCTATCAGCGCACGGACTTTGAGGCCGTACCCGCCACGCCAGCCTCGCAGAATACCAATGGCCATGTGCCCAGCCGATGGACGGACAATCCCTCGGGCGTTACATCCGAATATCCATTCGAATACGTGTGTACACGTAAGCAAGGCGACAATGGAGTATGGGGCAATTGGAGCACGCCTAAGCTATGGGCGGTATTACCACAATCGAATGAAAACCTGTTAGAACAGAGCGATTTCGAGAGCGTGGCCAAGGGGGGCAAGTGGACCGCGACCAAAGGTGAAGACAATATCACCAAGGGCAAGGGTAAAGACGGTACGAACGCCTATGTCGAAACGAACGACAAACGTTATTCCGAAAGCCCATATCGCGACGTATTACAACAGACCCTTGTCGGGAATGGCATTGCCAAATTGCAGCCATCGACATGGTACACGTTATCATTTTGGGAGCGCAGCGGCTCGCGTCGGCTGGACATCAACCAAACGAGCAGCGATTACGGTTTTGCCACGCAACGCCTGTACCTTTTCTACACGCAACGGTACACGTTACAGGTTAATGGTCGCGTTAACGCACGCGCCAAAGCCGACGGCAAGGTGTTGGCCGTATTTGTATACAAGGAGGATTGGACTTGGCAAAAGTCCATTCAGATAGACACCACCGAGGACAAGACAGTGGAGTTGGAGTTCTCGGACGTGCCGAGAGACGGTGAGTACCTCATGACCGCATACTTATACAACGACAGCGCACCGCGTGACGGCAAGGCCACGCTCAATTGGGTTCGACTGGTAAACCAATCGTGGTGTACGCAATCTTTCGTCTACCCCTCGGCCGTGGATAATAGTTTGGTGGTTGTTGACGGTGCGGAAAGGCGCGACATCGGCAGCGACCTGTCCGTCACGTACGCCCCGAATGACACCGCGGAGTGGCGCAGGCATGTGGTAACTTTCAAAACCAAAGATGCGCTGCCTGCCGATACCGAGCAATGCGCTCTCATCCGATTGCTTCCATCTCCCATAACTGGGCAAAATAACTATTGTGAAATCTGCATGCCCAAACTAGAAGCTGGTAAAGTGGCCTCAACATATACGCGGAATATTACCGATGTGGCAGCGGATATACCGACACCCGCCCTTGTCTTCTGCGGTGAATATGATGCCTCTAAGACGTATTATGGCAATCGCTATCGGGTTGATGCGTGTAAGTTCGGTAATACCTACTTCGTTTGCCGTAATGACGCGGGCGAGGTTAAGGGTATAGAGCCTACCAATACCAACAAGTGGAACGCTTTCGGTGCGTCTTTCGACAGCGTGGCCACAGGGCTACTGCTGGCCGAGAATGCCGAGATTGCAGGATGGACTTTTAGAAATAACAGGTTAGAGTCGAAGAATGGCGCGGTATGGCTTGATGGTGTCAATGGAAAAATAATGGCGCAGGGTGGATTTACTGGCATGTTAAAAGCTGAAAACCTATTTATCCCATTTGTTTCACTTGCACAAATAAGGAAAGGTGTATCAGGTGAATATGTATTGAAGATTTCCGACCCTACCAATATTACAATGGGAACCTTATACGACACACTCGTTCTTCCAAGCGAAACGTCATTCAATGGTATGTTCCTCAACGTATATCTACGTCCACATGCAACACGCATGAGTGGCGGATGTGTTAAAGGAAATATTCTGTGCCCAAATAAAAGCGTTCCTAATGGTGCACTTGTAACGGAATACTATGCTTCGAAAATCACTTGTAAATATGGTGGTATCCTCCAGATGGTGAATATTCAAGGGATATGGATATTGCTTAATGGAACAGAATTATTAGAGTATAGTTGAAGTTTCAGTCAAATTCGCATAAAAGTGATTACAATATAATCATTTTTGCGTATCTTTGTACAAGAAATCGTTGCTCATTAAAATAACAAGAAAGAATGGCTTATATTCCAAACATTACAAAAGCAATCTTCGCCGCATTCGGAGGGCTAACAGGCTGGATTGTGGCAGAGTTCAAGCCCACATTTCCGCTTGTCATTGTAGCTGTCATATTCATCATATACGATGCGTATACGGCCTACCTGCTTGACAAGCGCGTTAAGGCGGCCTATCCCGACAAGGCACTGCGCAGGGACGCGAAGTTTACAAGTTTCGCATTCGGCAAGGTCATACGCACCACCATCCCGAAGCGGCTATGGGTGATAACACTAGCGTATCTTGTGGAGCATTGGGTATTCATACACATGTCGATACCCCTATCATACGTTGTCACAGGCGCAATCTGTTTCGAGCAGGCTTGGTCTATACTTGAGAATGAAAGCAGCTGTCGCAGTGAGAGCGAGAGCCGTTTTTGGCGATTGCTGCAAAAGGTGATGGTAGACAAGACTGAACGCCACTTTGACATCAAGCTTGACATGCTCAAAAGCGGCCATGTCACCGAGGCACAGTTGGAGCGGATGCGCGAGATGTTTCGAAAGTACGAATATGAGAAAGAAGAAAAGGAGGCAAAACAATGAAAGTGTTAGTCGACAATGGACACGGCAGTAACACACTGGGCAAAAGATCTCCCGACGGCAGGTTATTGGAATACAAGTGGGCGCGTGAGATAGCCGCCAGAATAGTCGAGGCCTTACATTCGCGTGGCATCGAATCGGAGCGCATTGTGACCGAAGATTCCGACATCAGCCTTGCCGAACGATGCAGACGTGTGAACAATATATGTTCTATTCGAGGTGCCGCGGACGTTCTTCTGGTCTCCGTACATGTGAATGCGGCCTCAAGCGGCGGCTGGCAATCTGCACGTGGGTGGTCGGGCTGGGTGTACACCAAAGCAGGATCGCAGAGTAAACGGCTTGCGCGGCTACTATATACAGAAGCCGCACGTCACGGTCTGAAAGGCAACCGCAGCGTACCATCGTGCAGGTATTGGACGGCCGATTTCTATATTCTCAAAAACACGGCATGCCCTGCCGTGCTAACGGAGAACCTCTTTCAGGATAACCGCGACGATGTCGAATACCTATTAAGCGAAGAGGGGAAAGATACCATCGTGCAACTGCACGTGGATGGTATTGTCAACTACATCAATTCGATGAAGAAATGAAAGTAAGGCATATATTATTGTTATTGGCGGCGGCATTCACGTTGGGGAGCTGCCAAACTAGTAAAACAGCGGCAACGCATGTGCAGGAGTACAGGCGCGATAGTACACGTGTCGAATATCGACTGCGTACCGTGCTTGTCCCCGACACAGTGTATCTTGAAATACCGCATCAAACTGCAGAGCGCACAACGCGTGATAGCGTAAGCCACCTTGAAAACGACTACGCCATTACAGACGCACGGCTGAATGCGGATGGAACACTCCTACATACGCTATTGACCAAGCCGCAGAAAAAGTCGGTATTCACACATAAAGAAATAGAATATCGAGATAGTATTGTGTATCGTGATGTTGGCTCGAAGCTAACGAAGACCATCACAAAGCGCGTGCCACATGAACGTTCGTGGTGGGAACAGACGCAGATTTACGGGTTCTGGGCATGTCTGTTAGCCCTCTGCATAACATACCACAAGGCTATTTATAAGGTCATATCGGGCTTTTTATAAGGTTTTGATTGATTTAGGGTAACACTTTTATAGTTGGGATTAATTATTTACGTTTAATTGTAAACCCGCTGTCCGTGATGGATGGCGGGGATTTTTATTTTGCATGCAATAAAACCCATGTCCTTACGTTTAATTGTATATACGGACACCCCCATAATGTAGCCCGATATATTGCAACTTTGTGCAGGTTTGTTGCAGGTTTGTTGCTCACAAGCAACACACGCCCACATAAGACCTTAACAATAAGCGATTTACGTACACCCACAAACATTCTGCATCGGAAAATGATTGTAATATAATCACTTTTATCTACTATAACAAAAAACATGGAAAGAACTGATTTTATTGAAAGCAGAATTGATGTTGTAAAAAACATCTATACGCTATACTCTTATGCAAAGAGTGATATTGAAGAGGAGAAAGAATGGGCTTTGGAACGTTTCAAACTTGGGAAATGGTTTGTGGTAGAACCATTTGGAAACACCTTGCTTTTTGCTCCAAGCCGTTTTGTTGGTTACAAGAACAACACAATAGAGAAACATACAAAAAAACACGGGGATGGAACACAAACCAATTCCAAGTTTCTAGAATTAAAATTGTACAAAGAATTAGCAGATGATTTCCTATCAGAGCAATTTGAAAGTTTCATGGCAACGCTAGGAATAGAAAAAGACACCCCCAAGTTTCTTGTACCTTATACTGCAAATATCAAAGATCTACAACAACAACGCAAATGTTATTTTGTTTCCCCTTCACATTGTCAGGGACAAAAAGAGGAGGCATGGCAAAGTTTCTTGTCTAAGAACATCATGTCAATAGGCTGGAACAGTACAGATTACACGGAATATAACATAGCCAAAATTAAACAGGAATATCAAAATGATTCTGCGGCGATTAGAGCTTTCACGCTAATAAAACAAATTAACGAGGGGGACATCGTATGCTGTACAAATAACAACCATGGGTTATGGGGCATTGGAATTGCCTTATCTCAATACAAATACGAGAAACATATTCACTATGCAGGAACAGATGAAGAAGGGAATGACTCTTTCTATTCACACTATACCGATGTGGCTTGGCTGTGTTTTAACAAACAGGGGTATATACATGTTACCGAATTGGGCATAAAATCACCTGAAACGCAATGGTCGCCTTACGTAACACTGAGCAAGAAAGACGAAATTCCTCATTACATACAGGGCTATTTGCTAAAAAACAACAACAAAAAGGATATGGTCGACAGATACAACAGATACGTAAAGTTGTTAGAAACGAACAAGAATCTCATCCTAACCGGTGCTCCTGGAACTGGAAAAACTTACTTGGCAAAAGGTATAGCAGAGGCAATGAACGCAGAATATGAGTTCGTTCAATTCCATCCATCATATGATTATACAGACTTTGTTGAAGGATTGCGGCCTACTCCGCCTGACGGAAATGGCAACATAGGGTTTGAAAGAAAAGATGGCGTATTCAAAGAATTTTGCAAAAAGGCAATAAAAGGCAAGAGCTGTTTCGTAGCATTAAAATCTGCTTCAGACGCGATACAGGCCTTTAAAGACGAATTAAGAGAAAAAGGACACGTCGACATCAAAAGTTTCAGAAGTAATACAATCATTAAAACTGCACTAAACGAAAATCAACTCATCTCTGTTCCTGATAAATCTGGATGGAGTATTTCAGATAGAAGAATGTCTGACTACATCGCAAACGGAGTTTGGCATCCTAATGACACATATATAAAGTCAATTGGAGACTATATAAAAGGTCATTATCTTAGCAACCAACCTAACGAGATTCAAAATGTTCCATCAAAGAAGTTCGTCTTCATCATTGATGAAATAAACCGTGGAGAAATGTCAAAGATATTTGGAGAACTATTCTTCAGCATTGATCCTACTTATCGCGGAGAAAAGGGAATGGTTAAAACGCAATATCAAAACATGATAACCGATGATACGGATCCGTTTTGTGAATATTTCTTTGTTCCTGAAAACGTATACATCGTCGGTACAATGAACGACATTGACCGAAGCGTTGAAAGCATGGATTTCGCCATGCGCCGTCGTTTTGCATGGGAGGAAATAAAGGCTAACGAAAACACAGCAATGTTAGATGAACTTCAAGAGATGAAAGACGAAGTGGTTGAAGTAATGAAGCGTCTAAATTCCGCGATATGGGATGAAGAAACAAATACAGGCATTGAGGGACTTAACTCAGCATATCATATTGGCGGAGCATATTTTAGCAAACTAAGTCTTTACCTAAACGAAGACCATTCAAACAAGACGTCCGCCTACATGCACCTTTGGGACAACCATTTGAAAGGGGTACTTTTCGAGTATCTAAGAGGAACAGCCAATGCAATGGAGAATTTAGAAATGCTGCAGCAGATGTATTATAAGGGAAACAACAATGATGACATTAACTGA